TACATCGCCACAAGCCGGCGCTCCCACCATGCCGGTGCCAACATCGGCATCACTGGCATCAAATTTGCCCACATTGCGCGGATTTTCGTAGTGGTCAACCACTTTTTCTGAATAGGCCATTATTGTACATCTTCCGTGTGTTTATGTTTGTGAGACTTTTTAAGAATCTTGAGCCATACCTGTTTCTCTTTGACACCATCATGTGCAAAGATGGCCTTGTACATCTTTTTTCTTAGTTTGCGTAGCTTCATTGTGAGCAGGTCCTTGTTCTAGTAATGGTTCCATCAAAGTTTTGTACTTCGGTCCACACAGTACATTGTTGACTTTGTCCATAATAAACTGTGGACGGCGCCTGTTGTATTACAACAGGTTGTTGCACAATTACAGGAGGATAGTTCCGTGCAATTTCATAACCAATTACGCCACCGATTATGGTAGGAGCAATCCAGTTGTAATTGTGACCTGAGTGATATCCATGATGGTGATGATGATGCCTAAAACCATGTTGGGCCATGGCTGACGCACTAGCAAATGCTAAAATCAAAACTAGGATTCTTTTCATAACTATCTCCTTTAAGACTGTACATATACAACGCCATACAGGGCAGAAATGTTGACGGTCTTATATAGTTATTTACATTATATAGGAATTAACTACGATTTGCAATGGCTTTGTTAGCCATACTGGATACAACTTTTTCCGGTTCAGTTTTAACTACATTCGCCCCTTCGGCTGATCCATCTATTTGATCTGGATCGTCCGATTCTGTGGGTTGTAGGTACACATATTTGATACCGGTGCTTTCATCATCTTTGATATCTGCAATCAAATTCTTGACCACTTCATTGGATTTGAATGCATTCATTAGACTGGGATTACTGAAAGTTTCGTTGCCATTGTGCATGTTTATCATGTTGATCAAACTGTCCACACGCACACGAGGTACCAGGTGTTTGCCAGCACTTTGATTTCTTAGGAATTCCAAAGTGGTGATAAGGTCTATATCTCCGCGGGCTTCTGCCTCGTCTTCAACGATGTCCTCATCATAAACAAATTCATTTAAACGCATTATCTGCGCTCTCTGCCCAATTCTGCTTCACCGCCTGCGGCTGCATCAGTGGCGCCAAATGCATCACCTTCTGGTTCACCACCCATTGGTGCTTCTGCACCAGGTAGTCCGCCTTCTGGTGCGCCAGGCATACCACCCATACCACCACCCATACCCATGTCCATACCAGCTTCTTGTTCGCCGGCCAATACACGAGCGGCACTGTCTGCTGATTCACGACCTTGCTGTAATGTCTGTGATAGGTCTTGTAGGATTGGGCTGACTGCGTTCTTAAAGCCGTCGGCCTTCTCTGAACTAATTTGATCACGGATTGTGTCTAACAGTGCAGGCATCTGCTCGTTCTGCATCTTGCTGATCTTTTCCAACATGTCTTGGATTTCATCAACCATGCTCTTGGCGGCCAGGATTGCTTCTGACTTGGCCATTTCACTTTCAACAATGAAGTGGCGCTTGTTTTGTGCCATCCAACTGTGAATACCTTCACGGACCATCAACAATTCCATATACTGAGGATTCTTTTCAGCAACATGAATACCATGTGTACGCTTAATAGTATCTAGTCCTTCTGTAATACCAGTGGCTAGACTGTAAGCCTTTTTAAAGGTCATATTGTCAAAGTCAATTTTGAAGCCAAAGCGGCTTTCAGTAACTTTGTTTATTTTCCGTGGTGTTGGCTTGTAGCCCAGATCATTTAGTTTCATAGTTGTTTCCAGTTTCCCAAACTTTTAAGTATTTATTCATTCTTAAAGTTTTTTCTAATTCATTTCTAGCTTCGTTTAGCAGAAGTTGTGTATCATAGTATCTAGCGGCCAAAATATCAATGACTTCATGGTTTTTACGCTCAATTGCTCGATGCATGTTATACGAATAATGATTAAAGTCTGCTTCTAACTTACTTAGCATTTGATCTGTTCGTAGTACAGTATCAGCTGATGAATATTTTGACTGTTGATAAAGAATGCTGTATAGAACAGCACTTTTCTTGTGAGAGAATTCTGCTATCTGCTCATTGTAACGATTAAACAGTTTCCAACATGCATTGTTGTGTTTTATTACCTTGTGCAGGTTAACTTGAAGTCCATTTTTAATAGGTACAATCACTGGATTTGCACTATCAAGTATTAGTTTGTTGACTTCGGTCTTGGCCCAACTTTTTACATATGAGCTGGCCAAATCTGCGGCAGTCTCGACCAGTTCAATTTTGACTTGCCTAACTGCTTGGCGTTTGATTTTAGACTTTTTTGCTGTAGGTGATTTTGCCATCTGTATTTTTTCGAATTAAGACATCTTTGTTGACTAGTTGATTGGCTATGTATATTTCGCGCTCGTTTAGCTCACTGCGTGACACTCGAGTATTTGTGAATTTTCCCAGCACTTCTGCTTCTTCGTTTGTGATAGGAAGCTGTAGTTTGCCGCCGGCAATTTCAATGATTTTCATTTTTGCGCTAGATGAATAACTAGAGCAACTATGGCTGTAATCAGTACACCAATTATGGTGGTACCAATGGCAATCAATTGCTTGCTCTGGCCATTATTAGATTGTTCAATGGCTTCTTTGATGTCCACCATATGGCCCTCAATTTTTTCCATTCGGGTTTCAACCCCTATAAGTCTTTTGTCCAATTGTTCATACCTTTCAGCACATAATTCTACGTGCGCCTCAAGGCTTTTCTTTTCAATCTCGGTGGCCATACTCTAAATTCGCTTTCAAAATGAGCGATGCGTTTCTTTGTGCCTAAGTAAGCCGTAATTGTGAGCCTTGATGGTGCCGTAGCATCAATGTAGTATTTAGTGTTTGTGCTAAAATGATATAGGTAATGTTTATCTTAGCAAGCCGGGCTTGAATGCAATGTTCTTGATAGCACCGTGGCTGTAAAATATAGGTAGTATAAATCTAGCTGTTTCATCTAGGCCTGTGATCACCGGTACTTGATTAAAATCTTCTTCTAATAGTGCCAACTGATCTTCATCTTTTTTATAAACATCTCTATGTTCAATGCTAAACCCCACAGCCCATATACGCTGTTCGCCTGAGTACATGTCCCCAAACAAATTTTTAACAACAAACTCTTCAACTGTGTCTGTGATGGGACCATCAGTAACAGTGGGCTGAGCCCTTATACCTAACACCTGTAATACTGTTTCCCAGTTACGCTGTTGATCACGAAGATGCTCTTCGCCGGTGTAGTTGCGAGTTATACCAGTCCTGGTAATATCAACCAGTGTAATTATTGTAAAGTGTTCTAGGTTGCTCATGCTATTACTTATGGCCATAAAAAAAGCACAGTCGAAACTGTGCTCTTTTCGTTGAGTTAATTAAAAATTAACCAAAAGTTGCGCCACTTAGGCCGCTGTAAATAGTCCATGTAGATGTCAAACCATTGGCTGCATCTGCGTCAGTTGCTAGTTTACTAGCAATTGCTGTACCACCACTTTGGTCTGCTGAGCTATCACCAACTTTAGTTGGCAAACCTTCAACCATGAATACACAGTTATCAGCGGCTGGAGTACCAACTACTGTAATTGTGCAATACTTGGCCAACACATTAACTGCCTTTTCAAAGTTGCTGCCTGCTGCCGCATAAGCGGTATGTATACCTGTTGCCGCACATTTTACGAATTTGATATCGCGTCCAACAAATTCACCGCCTGCGCCGCCAACTGCCCAACCGTTTGTTCTTGTAAATTCTGCCATTTTATTTTTCCTTTAAAATATATGGGCTATTCGCCTCATGTAAATATTTATCATTTAGACAAAAAAAGCCCGCTTCATTGCGGGCTTGTCTTTATGCCAAAAACAACTATTAGGCTAGTTTGATACCGCCAGTTGATGAAACTGTTGCGGCGCCAACCCAGGTGTTAGCTAGTTTGCCGATGTTACCAGCACCATCACCAGCTGTAGTAGCACGAATGTTGGCTTGCAGGAACGTATCTGTCCAACTTGAACGCTCAACAATCACGCTCAACTGTTGATTAGAGTCTGTTTGGTATGCCAAGATCGATGCCTGACCAGCAACGATGCGTAAGATTGTCTCAACTGCACCGCCGGTTGTTAATTCTGCTGCCAAGTTGCCTGCGCCGCCGCCTGTTGGGATGATACCGGCAATTTTGTATGCTGTGATTGGAGACCCAATGCCTGTGTTGATGATGGTTGCGTTGGCGAAAGCACGGCCGCCGCCTACATTGTTAACACCAGCTGAATCGCCGTTTGTTCTTGTAAATTCTGCCATTTTGTTTTTCCTTTAAGATATATGGGCGTATAGCCTCATGTAAATATTTATCATTTAGACAAAAACTATCCGTTACCGTTACTTGTTAAAGTGCGCCGCACCAAAACCTGCGCGATTTACCAGTTTGATCAAGCCTTGACTAGTGGGGAATACAAATCCCTCGCCAGCTCGTTGTCCGCCTGTCCACTGTTCAAAGCCCTTGACCTGCGGTTCCAGCTGTTGAGCCAGGTTGTCCTTGAGGCGGTAAATTGCGTTCCAAATAGCAAAAACAGCCGTGAGTCCTGCTTCATTTTGTATCAAATAGCCATCGTTATTGGCACCTATTAGCAACTGCACTTGTTTGTTACTGACATTGCTCTGTAACCAGGTGGCCAATTCGTCATTGGTCTGTTTGGTAATCTTCTTGTTCATGTAGGTTTGTATTGCACTCTTGACTGTACCGGCAAGACCCGCCATGAAATCATCTGCCAACTTGCCCTGTGTGGCAACTGCTTTTTCTGCGTCTGACAATAACTTAACAGGATTCTTTAGAGTGAATGTGATGCCTGCT